ACAACCAAAGTGAGTACCTTTATTAAATGATCCTGGTGATTGACTATCAAATTGTGCTATGGTCATAGGTCCTAGTGCTATTAGTGTTAAACACTCATCACTTGTTCTGCTATCGATAGGACCAGACCAGATATATAGTTTTTCTTTTGGTGAGTTGTTTGCCATCTCTCTAGTAACATTCCTAGAAAAGTTTCTAAGTGAATCATCTACTAATGCCTCTGCTTGTGATGGTGTAAGGCCAAATGATTGCACTACGCTTTCAAATTCACTAATAGGTAAGTCACCTATAACTGATTCAATCATCAGTTTTTTCATTATATCTATCTTATCTTTAATTTTGTTTTGATATACGATAAGGTCTGTTCTTATTAAGGACTCTATAACTGTTTCAGATATATCAGCAAATGACTGCATATTCTTTAACTCTAAAGCGTACTGAGTCATTAAGAGTTCTAGCTGTCCATTCATTTGTTTACCAACAGCTTGATTTAGATCAAGGTCTAGCAACTCTTTAACAATAACATCATTAGGTACGTTAGCCTTATTAGCTTTGTTGTATATCTTGATTACAGAATCCTGCAATTTTTGTATAGCTATGTTAAATTGTTCGCCTGTGTACATTAAGATTGTAATATGCTAAGTAGAGGTGACTCTGGTTGCTCTTCTTCTTGGAGTTCACCCATCTTTTTCTCTAGTTCTTCTTCTAAAATATCTGGATTAAAATATCTAATTAATTCTTTGCGACTAATAAGGTTGTTATCCATCATAAACTGCAATCTGTCCTTTTCTTCTGACCATGTAGTTGGAAACCCTGCCTCTTCAAAATCAACTGCATAAGACTCAGATAACCCCTTGCCTTCATGCACTTGTAATATGGTCCTATCTATTTCATACCTAGAGTGTTCAAATTCTTTAAATAAAGGAATGTCTGACTCTCTTGATTCTAAATTTTCCATTGATAATATCTTTAATGCCTCACCACTTGGTGCTGTGCCACCCTCACCCCATCTAATAGATAGTGAATGGTTTTGCCCTACTTGATTGACCATCATCTTAACAGCCTCAATCATGTCTCTTATTGAACCAGAGTTAGGAGAGATGTAGTTAAAAGAACCACCCTCTGGTAATACTAGGACTCTTTCAATACCACCTTTAAGGTTAGGTATTTCTGTATCTATTCCTGTAATTACAGGCTGACCTAGTGCATATCTAGTTGCTAATGCTACCTCAGTCATAGCAATACTCACCTGTAGTGCCGCTCTAGCTACATCCATAGAATGAGATTGGAATTGTATTTTAGATACAGGCAATATTTGATAAGGGTTAATAAGGTCTGAGTTATCGCCTACAGGCATTATTTTCCCATTCATGTTAAAAATAAAGTGCATCCCTTGCTCACCATCTCGTGCCTCGGACCAGAATACAAATTGCCTATTACCACTAGCATCCTTACCTACCTCATAACTAATGCCATAAGGATCAGTCTCTCCATTGTTTAAGTAGTATTCTTTAACATGAGGTAGTATGTCGTATTCTATACGCTGTTTCTTTTCATTATATTTACTTCTAAAATGACATTTACCTAATAACCAACCTATTTCACTAAACTCTCTTATCTTAGAATCTAAGTGATGTGCTTTTTCTAGGTACTCCTCTGATACTTCTTCTGAGCCATTAATTAGTCTTATCGGTGGTTTTTTAAATAGCATCATCCTGCTACGAGCAAAACGAGGTACTACACGCATCCCAAAAGGTGGTATCTGGTTTAAAGTTGTGCCTGGAAACCATTGCTCTAAATGTGTGTCTAAGTTTCTGTTATAATAGAAATCTAAAGCTGTTTCTTTTTCAGCTACTTCATTCTTTGCCATGTAGTCCTCGGCCTCTCTTATTGAGGCCATTACTGCCTCTTTGCCAAGATCGGGGAGCATAATTTTATCGTGAAAATCCATTTATAAACCTTTAGGATATAGCATATTCATTTGCCTGTATATGATTGTGTATTATTTCCCCTACTTGTTTTTTATGCTTTAGGTCTAAACGCTTACCATAGTAATGCAAGAATACAATAGTAGTAATCATTCCTAATAAGATGCCTAATAAGAAACCTACCATGATTTACTAGCCATTGTTTTTTTACGTATAGGAAANAGGTAGTTAATACCATACCCTAACGCATCAGATAAATGTGTTTGTTTTATATCTCTNTTGTCTATGTCTCCAAGTCTCCAAGTGTTTTGCTCTAGGTCCATTACTAGATTAGGGCANTTCTCAACACTAAAGTTTCCAGAGCGTATCAGTTTATTAACACTAGCAACCCTATCTCTTACAGCAGGGTTACGCCTCGGTGCTTTTACTTTAAAACCAAAACTACGCATAATCTCATGGTCACTTTGAGTTGCTGAACTTTTTCTGGAATTACCACTAGCATCACAAAACAAATCACAATCTGGAAAATCTTTTTTTATTATCTCTGCCATATCATAAGTGTTTACATTGCTTAAACGATATTCTTTAAATACATGAATCCAACCATTACCAAGATAGGCCGCTAAAGCCGAGGCATAGTCCACATTGTAATCCTGCATGATAATAACAGGTAGGTCTTTAAGGTCGGACCTTTCACTAATGTGTTTATTCCTATCAAAGTCTTTATATACTCTACCTTGTGTTAGATTAACAAATTGACCATGCACATAGGCTTTTATCTCATCATCTGAGTAAGCTGATAGTAGGTTTTGTTTGTATTCTTCTGGTAAGTGAATGTTTTCTAAGGTAGAGCCGATAACAATACCAATGTCTATATCAGTACGATTGCTCAATTCATAACCCCAATTTAATTGCTCTGGTGTACCTGTTAAGAATATCTCCATGTGAGATGCCTCTGGATGCCTTACCCTTGCAATCATTTGGTCAAATACTTCTTTTTTTTGTATAAATGGCTCATCTATTCCTGCCCACGAAAGATTACTTCCTTTCAAAGAATCGGCTTTATCTCCCGATCCCAACCAAATATGTCCATCCCAATTATGGATATGGAAATCGTTTTTCATTTGGTTATAAGTGTAATCTATTCCTGTGCGGTTAAGTATTTCCTTTAAGGTTATGACTATTGTTCTCTGTGAAAGTCCATGTGATGGACTCACATACATCCCAGGATGTGGAGCATTGATATAACTCAGATATATAGAGCGTAAAGCACCAATGTAAGTCTTTCCACTTCCGTAACCACCTATTAGAACCTTGTAAAATGTTTGTAAATCCCACCATTGTGATTGATGTGGGAGAAAATTCTTTCTTTGTATTCTGAATTGACTCACTCAATTATTAGGGTGTCCTTGTGAGTAATCTCTTTTGTTTCTTTAGATTTCCCCTCTGTCCTATCTGCTAATTCTTTAGCTGATTGTACATTCCCCTGCATTGCTTGATTTATTTGACCTATAATAACAGCGTGACGAAATGATTTATCTGCAACCATGCTTAATCTTTTTTGTTTTCCGTTACCCATTACCATATTTATTTCAATTTCATTTGAGTCTAGTAGTTCTCTAGCAACATCTGCCCAAGCCTCACCTTTTTTTGGTCTACCATTAGGGTTACCAGATTGTCCTTTTTTAAATGGCCTACCAACAACCTTCTTGCTGTTTCCTTGCTGTTTATCAGCACTCTGTTCTTTCAACTCTTTCTGCCTTGTTTCCACTAAATTCCTCCCACCTTTTTACTATAACATCACAATAATGTGGATCAATCTCCATACCATAACACTTACGATTAGTTTTTTCACAAGCTATTAAGGTTGATCCAGAGCCAAGAAAAGGCTCAAAAACATTTCCATCAAAATGATTTAAAATTGAAATTAAATTTTTTATAATTTTAGTAGTTGGATGCTTATCTTTCTTTTTTTCTAAATCCGATGAAGTATATCTATAAAAATCTTGGTCTGCAGGTTTAACTTTTTTATAGATTACATCACCTTTGGTAAATAACAATATACATTGACTTACCATAACCCAACTTTTCCAAGTATGAATAGGAAATTTATCTGGTCTTGCATACCACAACATTCTTTCAAAATTCCATCCATTTGAAATTGATTTATTTAATACTGATGGGAATGTTCTTGTTGAATGATAACATATAAAAGGCATATTGTTTTTATAAGGAATATTTTTAATCCATTTATTATTAAAATTATCAAATTCAATTCCTTTTAAATTGTCATTTTCTATGTTCATATCAACACCATAAGGGGGATCAGTAAACACCATATCAGCCTTTTTACCATCCATTAGTAGATCAACATCTTCCTTCTTTGTCGCATCCCCACATAACAAACGATGCTCTCCTAATATCCATAGATCACCTGCTTGTGTAATTGGTTCTTCTACTTCTGGTATATCATCATCATCAATCAATCCTGCTGTAGGTTCTTCTTCATAGAATTGTAATTCATCATTACTAAAACCCCACTCCGTAAGCTCTGCAACATCAAAGTAATTAGCCAAAGCATCATAATCCCACTCACCTACATTCTTATTTAATCTGATGTTTAGTTCTTTCTCCTGGTCATAGGATAAGTCAATCTCAACACATGGAATAGATTTTAGTCCTATCTCTTTAGCTATGCGTAACCTTTGGTGTCCACCTACAAGGATGTTTTTTCTGTCTTTGTTTTTGTTTACTATGAGAGGATCAACTAATCCGAATCTGTTTATAGAGTCTTTTAGTTGTGTGTATTGGTCTTTGGTTAGCTGTCGTGGATTATACTCAGCCATTACCAAGTCATTGGCATTATAATATGTAATATTTATTTCTGACATTTAATAGTTGTAGCTACAACACTAGCGTTATTGTTTCCTGTCTATCGCCCTATGCACTATAAAGTGACTTATTGTTGTTTTTTTGCGAGTAAGGCACAATAACAAACCTCTATAAATAAGGCTCGAACGCATAGTATTTTGGGGTATTTTAGGGGTGTTTTAAGGGTAAGGGTTTCTTGTAAACTCTAATATTGCTAGAGTAAAAAAAATATAAAAAAGTTTTTAGCTGTCATAGTCTGACCTCTAAATAACGCTTATTTTGTCATAGTCACTTTAGTTAAAATGTTAGTTATTGC